GCCGGCGAACTCTTGGGGCTTGCTCATGCGTCTGTCTCCAGTGACAGCAGGCGCTCGCCGAGCCTGATGCGGGCGGGCACCTGATCTTTGTGAATGCCGACTAAATCGGCGATGGCTTGCAGTGACATGCCGTCTTTGCGTAACCGCGCGCAGCGCTTGGCTTGAGCGTGCGCGCGCTTTTCCGAGCCGCTACCCGGCATGGCCAGGCTCGGGCTGGTACTCCAGGCACTGCAGCTTGCTGATCTGGTCGAGCAGGTGGTTGACCTTGCGCTGAGAGTCGGCGCGCTCTTTGGCGATCTGCTCTTCGAGCTTGCCAATCAGCACGCCGCGCGGGTCGGCGCCCTCAATGTCCTCGTAGGTGATCGAGCAGACGACCTTGCCGATGGCCACGCCGAAATTCTCCGACCACTCGCTGAGGTCGCAGTCATACAGCGCGCGGCTGCCGTCTGCCTTGACGTGCAGGAACATTTCTTTCTCGGTGTTTACAGTGCTCATGCTCTGTTCTCCAGTGCGGTGATCACCATGTCCTCGGCAAGTTCTGCCAGGGCTGGCTGAAAACGGTCGGCCAGTTCGATGGCCTTTTCGGTGTCACGGGCCAGCAGGGCGACGACGATCTGCACCACCAGATGCTCGCTGTCCTCGTCGGCAATCAGCTCGTCCGCGCGGCTGGCGAAGTCCGCCATGCCTCGGTGAGGCAGAAAGCTGATCCCGTCAGCGTCCCAGCCGATCAGGAGCTGTCCGGCCTGCTCGTCGATGTATTCGGAACGCCCGTCATCTTCCGGCGGCAGGGCGTTGTCCCAGGCGGCCTGGCCAGCGGCCAGGGCGCGGGAATTGCGTAGTGCAAGACTCATGGCAAGATCCTCGCTGTTCGCGTGCATAGGTCGCCGCCCTGGCTAGAAGGCGGCGGCGTATGCCTGGCGAAAAAAGCCCCGGTGTGAGCGGGGCANNGATGAAGGAGTTGATGCGGGGAACGCATCGGGGAGTGATCGAAGCACCCTGGCGTTACCCAGGCTTACGTCCTGCCGCTCGTTTCTGGTCTTGGCCGTCTTGCTCATACCGGCTCAGGAGATTCACAGGGCTTTGCTGCTCCAAGCGTTGCGGGGCACTTGCCCACGCTCCGATCACTCTCCGATCCGCCCTCGCGGGTGGACGGCCTGCATTCGGCGCCGTGCAGGTCGGCTGGTCGTCGTCGTTGCCGACTATTGCCTGGTCGCTTACTAGCGCGGCCACCTGGTAGAACAGGAACTCCGCGCATCGCTCTATCGGCCAGCGTGCCTCGACCGCCTCCCGTTTTCCGGGCTACCGGCGTCCCGCGAGAGGGCGGGGTTACTTGGCGGCCAGCTTGCTGCGCAGCTCATAACCCATCAGCGGCCAGATCTTTGCCACTGCGTTCTGGCGGGCGATCTTGCGGCCAAGCTCTTCGTCAAAGTTCTCGGGGCTTGCGCAGGCTGATTCGCCGGTTACGGTGAAGCCATTGCGCAGCACAAGTACGCAGATGGTCAGTAGCCCGAGCGACTCGTGGTGAATCTGGCCATCGCCTTGGTACACGTAGCCGTGCGTACGGTATGCGCCAATGCCACCCTCTGCAGCCGTGAAGCATGTCTCGGCGATGATGTTCGCCTCGATATCAGCAGGCGTAATGCGTGGAGCAGTGAGGCCCTTGCTCTGGATCTCTTGCTCGATCTCTTTGTCGCTCATGTCGTTCTCCGATTGGTGTTTCCCGGATGGCCCTGTCGCCAAGGCGCATCAGTGATGCAATTCGTAGGTGTTGCGTGTTCCTGGCCTCCGTTACTGGCCACGGTGGGCTGGGCTGATAATTCGGTATTCCCGAATTTCGGTCTTGCTGTGCGTCTGCCGGGTTTCCCCACCACTGCCCGCTGCCGCTACTGGCGTCGCATCGGGTGGCTGCACAGCGTTGCGTCCCTCGATATGGAGGGCCGGCCAGTTCCAGAGCTGGCATGGGCGGACTGTTTAGCTTGATCACCACCGGGTCATGGCCCGGTAAGTCCGCTGGTTCACGTCAGGTTGTGTAAAGAGCGATGGGCGACTTTCGAGGCCCTGACGCGGTGCTGCTGCGTCGATGGGTGAACAATAAGCCAATGCCTAATCTTGCGCAATAGGCATTAGCTAATTTTTTTCGAGTAGACGAACGAAACCGCCCGAGGCTCCGCCGAGGCCCTATTGAGGGAATCAGGAATCAGGAATCAGGAATCAGGAATCAGGAATCAGCCGGGCTCGACATGGCCTAGGACAGTCCAAGGCCCGTACATTGGCTGGAAGTGGCGAGATAGAAGGGTTTGCGGGAATGTCAGCCGAGGGCGCCGCCGCGCCAGATGACGCGCCCGACGATAGGGATGTCATGCATTGAGGCGGGTGATACTTCTTCGTCTGGGTAACGAGTCTTGTCCTGGTTGTCACTGCGGATGAGCCAGTTCCCTGATATCTGCTGCGACAGTCGCTTGATGCTCAAGCTGCCGTCTGGTCGCCGGATCGCATACACCTGGCGGTCACGCGGAATGGTGTCTGCGCTATCGAACAGCACAACGTCACCCTCGAAAATGTATGGCTCCATGCTGCTGCCGGTGGCGTAGATGACAAACAAGTGCTGCGGCTTGGCGCCCATGCGGCGCAGCCAGTCACGCTTGAATGCCAGTCCGCCAGTGACTTCGACGTGATCATTCAGCGCGCCATCACCGCAGGCGCCGCGTGCATCGTACTGCGGTATCAAGGCGTAATCGTTTTTGCTTGGCGAATGCCCGGATCGCTCATCTGCTGCAGGTGTGGCGGTTAGCGCGATGGTTGCTTCCGATCCGGTGAGTTCAATTGTCGACTGCTCGCCTGGAGTAGAGCGGTGCGCTTCGTCTGCAATGAGAACAGTTCCGTCGGCAAGGCCCCAGTGGCTTGGCGGTACAACGTCAGAGAAGAAGGTGATCAGCTCGATCATCTTCGTCTTGTCGATCCTGCCAGTAGCAATCCACCCCTGCACCGATGGCGGTTTGACCTTGAAACGGTCGGCGATGGCCTTCTTCGAGAGGCCCTTCTTGATGCGTGCGGCGTCTATAGCTGCGCCAAGCTGTTCACCTTTAAGCATTGCCTAATTTACCTCTGGTGAATATCGGTTAGGCAATGGCTTGTTTTGCGGTTAGCTAATGCCTTATTCTGTGCCCGTGTCACTACGGAGAGCACCAAATGACCCCCGCACAAGCAGCCCAGAAGGCGGCGCAAATCCTCGGTAGCCAGGCGGAGCTTGCTCGCCAGCTCCAGATTCGCACGCCGACTGTAAGCCAGTGGTGCTCAGGTGGCCGGCCGATTCCGGCTGCTCGAGCACTGCAGATCGAATCAGCAACTGGCGGAAAGGTCCGCCGGCAAGAGCTGTGCCCGTCCTTCCCATGGGAAGGCGTGGCCGCCTGAGAACTGAAAAGGAAACCAGCCATGTACCACGACCCCAAGCATCTGCGTGACCACATCACGAAGGTTCGTCTCGACGAAGACACCGACGAGCTTCTGCAGTCGCTGGCGAAGTTCCATCGCACCCAGAAAGCCGTCCTTGCACGCGAGCTGTTGGAAGCCAGCCTGCGGGACATGCTTTCGCGTCTTGAGGATACCGAGATTGTGCAGACGGCCTGAAGGCCTCAAAGGGGGCCTCATGGCTGAACAAGACGTCGCTCTCGATGAGCGCTACCAGCGCGCATTGCATGAGCTAGCAAGGCAGGAAGGCAAGTCGCCGGAAGACCTGGGCGGCGAGCTGATCAGGGATCAGCTGCGGAAGATCACTGAGCCGAAAGGCAATACCGGCAAGGTGCAGCCGTTTCGGAGGAGGGCAGGCCCTGAAAAGGGACCGAAAAACGGGCAATAAAAAACCCGGTGGGAAGACCGGGTTTCTCAACAGCAACAACTTGTGAGGCACATTATGCAGAACCTGATACCCACTGGCAACACCTTGACCATGAGCAGTCGTGAGATTGCTGAACTGGTCGGCTCGCGTCATGACAGCGTAAAGCGAACCATGGACACGCTGTCAGACAAGGGCTTGATAACGATTACACAGTCTGTGGAACCGACCATTGGCGGCGGAAAGCCTGCCACTGTGTACCTGGTAGGGAAGCGTGATAGCTACATTGTGGTTGCCCAGCTCTGCCCAGAGTTTACCGCCAGGCTTGTCGATCGCTGGCAGGAGCTTGAACAGGCGCACCGAGCGCCGGCGCTTCCTAGCGACTACATCAGCGCGCTTGAGCATTTGCTTGAGACGAAGCGATCTGAGCAGGCAGCTATTGCTGAGCGCGATCAGGCCATAGCTACAAAGGCCCTCATTGGGTCCAAGCGCGAAGCGACGGCAATGGCAACTGCTTCGGCAGCGAAGCGGAAAGTCCGCGCCCTGCAAGATCAGCTGGGCGTTAACCAGCGTCACGCGACCGTGATCGCCGTCGAGCGCGCCACCGGGCGATCACTGGCTCGGAATACCTACGTTGAATTGCGCCGCTGGTGCAAAGCACACGACCAAAACCCCGTGGAAGTAGTTGATGCCCGATACGGCACCGTCAAGGCGTGGCCAGCAGGCGCGTGGCTGGCTGTTCACGGAATTGACCTTTCGGTTCTTTTCTCAAGCGCCGAGGAGGCCGCGTGATGGCTGGAGACTGGATCAAATTCGAGCTGA